GTTTAGAGTGCCTAATTGATTCCAACCACCCATTTTTTCAGGTGTGCCATATCTAAAACGGACGTTATCACAATCAATCCACTGACCCTCTGCTCCTGTGGGAGTAATCTGTTTGTTGATACCTGGCTGAAAACCTATCTTTTGTAACATATAACCTCATTATAATACTGTTTTACGTATACTAGCATATCCGTAATTTCAAGCAAGAGTTTAGTCTTGATTATGAGGTCTAGAAACCCCAAGTGATAAATGAATATCTTGTTCCTTTTTTTATTTCTTTTATTTCATGTGGGTACATAAAACAACTAGGAAATATTACAATATCTCCAATTTTGGTTTTTATTTTTTTCTCATTTATTACCAGTTCTCCACCCTGATAATCCTCATTTAATATGCCTATAATAGATATAGTGGGAATACCTCTTTTTTTCCCATCAAAAATGCTGTGTATATGATCAAAATGTTTTCTCATTAAAGTCCCTTTTTTGTATTGATTAAATCTTACTGGAGAAAAACTAGAACAGAAAAAAGGTGTTTTATCATTATCTTTATTAACATTATATTTATTATTATAATCCTTAAAAGAAGCTACGATATATTCACTTAAAATATTTTGTATATTTTGATTAGAATATAAAACATTTAATTCTTTGGTATCTTCAGATTTTTCAGTATTAGTCGCTATATTATACCAGGTATGTTTAGTCCACTTTTGTTTTTTTAAAAAAGATACAAGATCTTTACAAAGTTTTTTAGGTATATAGTTTTTTACATGTATGTAATCATTTACGTTCATTTTAAAAAATTACTTCAGTTAATGTTTTTTCATCTCCTAATCTATTAGCAAAAGTATTAAAAGATAAACTTAATCTTACAGTTTTAGATTTATTAACAGGCACACTATGATTTAAGTTTGATGGAAACAGAATTAATTCACCTTGATTAATAGGGACTAATAATTGTCCACTATTAAAAGTATTAAACTTTTTTGATTTTGGCTGTATTCCTGTGTCAGGAGTTTTGTTAAAAAAGATTGGCGGATTATCCTTATCTTTTCTTAAATAAAATACACCTGAAATAATAGAATTAGAATGTGTATGAGCATGATGAAAAGAACCTCTAGGGTTAGAATTAGCCCATGATTGAGTTATATAAAACTCATCTTCATAACCAAGAACATCTTCTGAAAAAATTTTGATTGATTCTTCAATAAATTTTTTAATCTTATTTAATTTTTTATATTTTAAAATATAACTATTTACTGTTCTATAGTTACGATTGTCTCCACCGTTTAATTCTAATTTTAATTTCTCAACAAACTTTATTTCTTTATCTAAACTATCTTGATATTTAACTATTAAAATAGGTGTTGGAAAAACTTGTAAAAGTTCTTTTTTTATCATTAATAATTATTGATCACTTAATCTATTTTTTTAGCCCAGATTTTAGTTGCAGCTTGTGCTTGATCAAACGGTTCTGTTTCACTTTCATTCATAGGATTGTAAGCACTTTGAGTCCAAGTTGATGTATATGTATTTAAATACGATTCAACATTTTCTTGACTTGTAAGCTCCCCCTCTCCAGTTTCAGTAGAACCATCTACTGTTGCACCAATCATTACTTTATTTGCATCAGGGTAATAACCACCATCTGCAATCCAAGTTGGAACCGCACCGTTGTCTAATTGATATTTAACAATCTTATTTGCCATTTCGTTTCTCCTTATTATTTAATAGTTTACTATTAAGCGATTTTTCATCGTACAGTTTGAATCCTCTTCGCTCTGCAAATTTCTTTGCTTCACCTGAAAATTTATCTGCGCATGTTTCTAACCATTGCATAGTCATTTCATGAGTAGGCTCTTTACCTTCTTTCATCAACTTATTTTCTATTTGCAAATAAGCATAAATTTCAGCTTGAGCCTGTGCACTGTTTATACCTATATCGAAGAGATAAATCAAGTTTCCTTCATCAATAACTCCGCCTCGAGAACGAGCAGCATTTAGGGCCTGTTTGAGACAAGTCATAATATGATAACGAACTTCTTCTTTTTCGTACTCTTCTTCAGTAATGTCCTCTTTACCTATTTTTTTTAATATAGATTTATATTGAGTTGTAAAAAAAGACATTTTTCTAATGGCTCCTTGAACAGCATTCATGATATTATTTTCAGCCACTTGTAATCTTAAAATTTTTAACTGTAAGTGCTCTATTTGAAGATCATCTAACTCTGATGAATTTAATCTTTTTTCATGTTTTTTAATTAAAATTCTATTCTCCATTAAGTTTAATTGTGCCTCTTCTAAAGCTGATCTTGTTTTTTCTATTTCTGCGAGAGTATGTTTAATTGACCGCACAGGGGTAATGGCTGTTACATCTAACATAACACCCATAAACTGAGAGTGTGATTTATGAAAATTAGAAGATGTTTTTTTAATAGCCGGTAAAGTATTTTTAATATGCTTTAGCATACCTTTATACTCTTTTTTAATATTTGGTAACTTAGAAATATTTTCTAAACTTAAATTTTTAGGCATTTTAAAAACTATAGGCCACCATGCGCACTTGAAGCAAAACCTTGACTTTTTACAACTTGTGTTAAATCTCCGTAATCACTTAAATCTCCAGTGGTTGCAATATCTCTTTGATCTACAGTATTAACAACACTTGGAGTACCTCCACCAGCAAAAAAAACTTTAGTTGAATCTGAATTACCTTGTCTGTTACCAGCACTTATCGTCATGTCTCCAAAGTCTGTTGTATTTCCAGTTGATGCAATTGTTACATATTCCATTGTGTTAGTAAAGTTAGAAGGCGGAAAAGTTGCATTAGAATTTCCTAAACTTAAAACAGCTCTTGTTGAACTTGATCCAGAACCATTTCCTTCAGATGATGCTGATAGATCTCCAAAGTCAGTTGAGTTTCCAGTTGATCCAATTGTTATATATTCAATCACATTGGTAGGTCTTGTAGTTTGTGGTTGTCCAAAAGAAGGACCACCGTAAAAAGTTCCACCAAACAGTATTCCTCTAGTTGTAGAAGCACAACCTTGGTTGTTTCCATATTTAGCTTTTATTAAATCTCCAAAATCTGATGAATCTCCAGTTGATGCGATGGTTACATATTGAATTTCCTTAGCAGCAAAAGTATCAGTTTCTGGGGCTGGTGCACCACCAGAACCAGGTGAGTTAAATCCACCATACCATATTCCTCTAGTTTCATTAGAAACTCCTGACATACTTGAACCACGTTCTCCACCAGTTTGAACTAAATTTCCAAAAGAAACTGCATTACCTGCTGTTGAAAAAGTAGAATAATCTATACTTGCAACTCCTGGGTTTCCTGGCGAAACTGCACCACCATGTAATCCTCTTGTTGAAGAACCACAAGAAGAATTGGTTTCAGTAAATGAAGTTGATAAATCTCCAAAATCAGTTGCCGTCCCTGTTGATGTTAATAAAATTTTATCGATGTTTTGAGTATGAGATGGGGTAAGTCCACCAGCTATTAAACCTATCCCAGCTGGTAACCCAGCCACAGTACCAAAACCTAAAATTTGATATCCGAAAGATTTACCTTTTCTTCTTTGAATGTTTCTAGTGTTCTTACCTGGAGTAAGTCTGTTTTTTAAATCTCTCATATCTATACCTATTATGCGTCGTTAGCAGCGTCAGTAGTAAAGAATAATTTAACACCTAAGAGTTTTGCATCAGCTGTTAAATCGTCTCCTGACACATCCCTAGAGATTTGAAAAAACACATATTCATCTGTGCTAGGTGAGCCTGCTATTGTAACAGCTCCACTTTCTGCTGTAACTGCTAAATCATTTGCTGTACCACTCATTGCTTTTGCCGAAGGTGAAACTGCAGTGCCAAATGCGGTATTTAAATCTCCGTTATCTGCTAATGCAACACCTTGCAAAGCCCATAATGTAGTTCCAGTATTTGTTGTATTTGCTGTAAAAAATGCTTGAAAAGTTACTGTGCCTTCATTCCATGATTTAGGAAAAGCAACAGCAAACTGTGCAAATTCATCTGAATCTTTGTCAAAATCTAAAGTTTTAAGTTCAGGTCCATTTGATAATTCTGTTTGAGCAAGAGGTGCACATCCACTTGTAGTATTAGGATACATAGCAGAAGCCGGAACCCAAATAGTTTCTTTTCCTGCAATTTTTATTGCAGCTGTATTATCTCCTCCATCTACTGCCTTAGCAACTCCAGTTCCATTAGGGGATATAGTTATATCTCCGTTTGCTCCATCTGTAATTGTAATATTACCAGAGTTGGACCCTGAATTTGTATCTAAAACTAAATCTTGTGTTCCGCTTGTTGTAATCGCCGCTGCAGCTGAACCTGTTCCAAAAACAGTTTCTCCAGATCCTTTTGGCACAATGGCTATGTCGATGTTTGTATCGCCACCTGTTGCAGATAATGTTGGATCATTTCCTGTTGCTGCATTTGCGATTGTAAATTCATTTACTGCAGAGCTTGTAGCTGTAAGTAAAGCTAATTCATTTCCGTTTGTGTCTAAAATAGATGTTCCTATTTTAGGTGATGTTAAAGTTTTGTTTGTTAAAGTTTGAGTCCCAGTGAGTGTTACGTTTCCAGCAGGTAGAGTAAGAATGTCTGGATTAGTTCCGTCGTTTGCGGTTGCAAATACAACAGCATCGCCTTTATCATCTGCTGCAAAGGTAAAAGAATCACCAGATCCAGATGCATATTTAAATTGAACTGTGTAAGAACCAGAACTAGAGTTTCTTAAAAAATAAAAAGTTTGAACATCTAAAGGTATTGTAACAACTGCATTACCGGATAAGGATCCAGTAAATTCTATCATTCTGTGAGACATCACAGCACCAGTTGATCCATCTGAAACAGATAATGTTACTGTTCCACCACTTGTTAACGCTTGTTGTGTAAATCCGCCAGAAATTTGTTCAAAAATTTGTAAATTTGTATTAGTTTTCGTCCCCCATGTACCGGCATTTTCACCAGTTGCTTGAAGTTCTACCCCTAAAGGTGTGTATGTTGATGCCATATTTTATCTCCTATGCAGCGTCAGTATAACTTGTATTTGATCCAGTTGCAACATCTGTATATGATGAATTTGAAC